CTGCTGGCAAATATGGGACGTATACCTGGTTTATATTCATCAGGAATGGCTCCTAACCCAGACTTTATTAACAAGATGTTAAGAGATGGTAACGTAATCCCTAGAGATGCGGACCTTAAAGCGCTTGATAAAATAGCAGCAATTGCTGATTGGTCTGCCGATACACCTACTAATACTGTAATTAAATTTGCTAATAATCCTGCTTTAGCGCAGCAATTTTTTGGTAAAGTATCTGCAACTCCTAAAGCAGTTACATCACCTGCAGCACTAGAGGCGGAATTAAACAATAAATTCTTAGACTTATTTGAATCTCAAGCAGATCCTGCACTAGCAAAAGCCTATATAAAAGAGATTAATACTCTTGAATCTAAGTCTAAATCAGTTAGCGCACAGCAAAAAGAAGACATTCTTTTAAAGTATATACAGAAAAAAGCAAATGAATTATACAATCTTGGCCAAACTAGTCTAGTTCCTGGCGCTACAAACAAAGGTGCTTTGGGCAGAACTGTTAGAAGTATTAGAACAGCCTATGAAGATAACGGTATACCTATCAATGAGAAGGATATATACAATAAAGCAGTTCAATCTTTAAGAAGTGCTGATGCTTATAAAAATGTAATTGATGGTGTAACGATGCAGGCTAGCACAATTATGCCAGCATTTAAGGACCTGTTTGCTCAAGGTAAGAATGCTAGAGAGGTACTATCTCCTTGGATAAATACTAGGGCACAGGTACTTGGTATACCTGCAGATCAAATCAAGGTATCAGATATGTATGATATAGGATCAGGTGCTACACCAATATCTATTCAAGACTACAAGAAACAATTGTACAAGAGTCCAGAGTTTAAAAAGACAGATGCCTACAAGGAACGTTCTTTGGCCGATATGCAAACACTACTAAAAGCATTTAACATAGGATAAGGAAAACAATGGCGACACCTAAAGTTACTTCTGCTGGAGTAGTAAGTACTAGTCAGCAATTTGCAGCAAATCAAAGAGAGAATAGAACTCCTACTCCTGCTCGTACTGCTGCTCCTGCTGCTACAGGTACACCATTTGGTCAGGCACAAAAGCCAGCCACAACCCAAACATTAAACCTTTATGGTTCACCTGCCTCTATTGCCGCAGCAAAGGCATCTAAACCAGCACCAGTACCTACTCCACCTAAGTCAACTGCCGCTAAAACAGATGCTCAAATCAATGCAGAGTTAGCCGCAGTTCAGGCTGGATTAGATGAGATATTAAAAAATGTGCAAGCCTTTGAAGCATCTTATGGTGCTGGAGGTGGTATGGGTGGTGGAGCAACAACTACTACAGACACAACTACACCTATTGCTGCTAAAAAAGAAGTTATACCAAATGTGGCGTATGATACTATTCAAAAGATCCTTGAATCATATAGGATTACAGGGCTTGCTTCAGTATTAGAAAGTATTCGTGATGAGTATCCAGAGGCTAGTAGCGCTGAACTATTAACATTATTGCAGTTTGATTCTAGATATAATGCTAAGTTTAATGAAAGATTTGCCGCTAACGTAGTAAGACAAAAGGCTGGTAAGCCAGTATTATCACCTGCGGAATACTTAAAATTAGAGCAAGCATACAATAAAGTATTCACAGCATACAATTTACCTAAGTTTAATACTCAAGATTATTACGATAAATTCATTGTTTCTGATACAGATCCAACAGAAGTAACTGAAAGAGTTCAATTAGCATACGATAGAATAATGGGTGACGATGCTGTTCTATCTACATTTAAGAAGTTCTACTCATCTTTAGGTCTTGGAGACATTGTAACTGGTATGCTTGATCCCGTTAATCAACTACCTGCACTACAACAAAAGGTTAAGGCTGCTGAAATTGGTGGTGCTGCTGTTCGTCAAGGACTTACTGCTAGCGAACTTGCAACTACCCCAGAAAAAACTGCTGGTTACTCTAACGTAACTACTAGTACTTTAGGCGCAGATGTTCTTGCTAGACAAGGATTAACTAAGGCTCAGGCTGAAGAAGGATACCAAAGAATAGCGCAGGTATTACCAACAGCGGAGAAGTTAAGTTCTATCTATGGTAAAACTGAAGAACAATACGGAAGATTAGAAGCAGAACAAGAACAACTACAAGGTTTAGCCTCAGCAGCACGCAAGAGACAAAGAATATCAGAACTCGAAACAGCACAATTCAAGAAGAGTTCAGGTCTTGGTAGAGGCGCACTAAGCACAACAACAAATCTATAACTAGAATCCTGACGCGGATCCATCGGCCCTCGCGCAGTGTATAAGACCGATAGCAAGAGCCAGCCTATTTCCCCGAATAGAACTGAGGCTTGCGACTACAACGAATAGAAGGGTGGGTTGCTATGAGCAACAACTACTGGGAAGACGAAGACGACGATCTGGATACAGATACAGATACACAAATGGATGGAAGTGACTTACTTAAAAAGTTACGTAAAGCCAAGCGTGCAGATGAGAAACGTATCAAAGAACTCACTGAGCAACTTGAGGGATTAACCAAGGTGCAGCGTGAACGAGTTGTCAAAGAAGTCCTAGAAAAGAAGGGTGTCAACGCAAAGGCTGCTAGACTTGTTCTTAAAGACTTAGATGATGTTAACGAAGATACAGTGAATAACTGGCTCGAAGATAACGCTGATCTATTTGGAATTAAGATTGACAAGGAAGAGCCAAAGGTAAGTGAAACAGATAGAGCAGCCCTAAGGCAGCAAGATGTTCTTACTCAAAATGCTATGACCCCAGACCGAGCAGAGGATTTAAATCTTCGCATCGATAATGCAGATTCAATGGATGCATTATTAGATGTACTTCGCTCACAATAATTCCGTTCATAGTCACTTGGAGGTGACGAAATGGCATACGTATCAACAGACTCCGCTTCATTAGGCGGAACCGCTGGTGGTGCTGGTCTAGTACAGAAGGCATATGACCGTCTTCTAGAATTCGCTCTCCGTTCTGAACCACTAATTCGTTCAGTCGCAGATAAGCGTCCAGCCCGTCAAGCAATCCCAGGATCAACAGTTGTTCTACAACGCTATGTTGATCTATCAGTAGCAACTACTGCCCTGACAGAAACAACTGATCCAGATGCAGTAGCAATGTCAACACCAACCTCAGTAACCATTACTCTTAACGAGTACGGTAACTCAGTGTTGGTAACTCGTGCATTAGAGTTATTCTCTCTTGCAGATGTTGACCCTGCAATTGCTAACATCATTGCATTTAACCTTGCAGATTCTATTGACTCCGTAGCAATGACAACATTGCGTGGCGGAAGCAACGTAATCTACTCAGGTTCAACTGCAACTTCAACAGCAACAATTACTGCTGCTGCAACAATTTCATCTGCAAACCTACGCAAGGCTGTAGCCAAGTTACGTGCTAACAAGGCTGTTGCTCGCAAGGGTAGCCTATACTGGTGTGGTATCCACCCAGAAGTTTCACACGATCTTCGTGCTGAGACAGGTTCTGCAGGATGGTTGCTTCCTAACCAATACGGCTCTGCACAAGACCGTATCTGGGCTGGAGAAATCGGAACATACGAGGGTGCATACTTCGTAGAGTCTCCACGTCTATACAACGCAACAGATGGTTCTTCATCTGCTCGTGTATACCGCACAATCCTAGCAGGACAGCAAGCATTGGCTGAGGCAGTTGCCGAAGAGCCACACGTAGTTATCGGACCAGTAGTTGACCGCTTGATGCGTCACCGCCCAATGGGTTGGTACGGCGTATTAGGATTTGCACGCTACCGCGAAGAGGCACTATACAGAATCGAATCAGGTTCTTCAATCGCTTAGTTGATTGACGGTAAGACACTGTTTATACGGCGAATACGTTGCAGTGTCTTACAGTAAGTTCATTAAGGAGAACAATGGCAGATTATACATTTACAACACCAGTTGTAGAAGAAGCACCTATTGGAAAACATAGACTGTTTTATTTCTATAAACTAGATAAAGGTGTAAGCATTGCCAAAAGTGGCGGAACTTATTCTAAAGTAAGATATATACTAGATGAAGATATAGCCGACTATGATGAATTTTATCGTGGTGGATATGAACATACAGTAGATGATACTACAAAGGCTGCATTAATAGCAGCAGGTTTAGGAATTACTGAGGCTAACTTTACAGCAGTATAGGGGACAAATGAAACACTGGGAACATCATCCAGAACCAATTGATGGATGTTTTGGATGCAAGGGTTTAAGTCTTCAGATGAATACTGGAGATGCTAAAAGAGATATACCAGATAAGAAATGGAACTCTGAGTTACAGGCATATAGAGATGCTAGAGCACAGGGGATACAACCAGCAGGAACAACTATGCGTCACGTACAGGAAGCGCATAAAGCATCAGAGATTTTAGGCAAAGCGTATAATGCGGACACTATGCCTAAGACTAAAGATATAACTCAAAAAGCCGCAGCCGTAATGAAAGAGATAGGACAAATCTAATGCCAAAAGTAGGAAAGAAGAAGTTCCCATATACCGCCAAAGGCAAGAAGGCTGCAAAGGCTTATGCTAAGGGTGAGAAGATGGAATCAAAAGCAGAGAAGATGATGGAAATGCGTAAGGGTATGAAGAAGATGGGCAAGAAGAAGTAATATGAATACCCCTAAACCAACACCTAAACCTAAGAAGTTAACGGATAATCAAAGACGTGAAAAGGTTCTTAGAGATTTTGGTATGACAATATCTGATACAGGTATGGCTGCAGCCGAGGCTGCTGCTAGAAAAGCAATTGAAGACAAGTATCCAGGAATGTATATACCTGAAACTCGTATTGCTCGTAGACCAGGGACAAGATAATAATGAAAAAATCAGCAGCAAAGAAAAAGATTTCCAAGGTTATGAAAGAGTATAAGGCTGGAACTCTTAACATTGGTAAGTCAAAGAAGATGGTAAAGTCTAAGAAGCAGGCAGTTGCTATTGCCCTATCTCAGGCTGGAATGTCAAAGAAGAAAAAGTAATGTCATCGGGTCAACGTAAGCGTCACGACGGTTGGAATAAATCAATTATGCGGGACGGTGTAATTGTTATTCTTCGGAAGGATGGGTCGGAAAAAGTCCGCCTTGACCCTAAGACGAAAGAAGTAGTTAAGGGGAGCAAGTGAAAGATTCAAGATTAAAGAGAGCGGGAGTATCTGGTTTTAACAAACCAAAACGTACTCCTAATCATCCAACCAAGTCACACGTAGTAGTGGCTAAAGAAGGTAGTCAAGTAAAGACTATTCGATTTGGACAGCAAGGTGTAACTGGGGATAGAAAACCTACTGCTAGACAAAAATCATTTAAAGCACGTCACGCTAAGAATATTGCTAAAGGCAAAATGTCTGCAGCGTACTGGGCAGACAAGGTTAAATGGTAATGTCTTATACTAATCCTGAACTTAGGAATCGTATTAAGAATCGTATTATGGCCAGTTCTAAAGGCGGCAAGCCTGGACAATGGTCTGCTCGTAAAGCCCAACTTGTAGCATTGGAATATAAAAAGTCCGGTGGTGGTTATTCAGGTAGTAAGAGTAGCAAGCAAAAGTCTTTATCTAAATGGACAAAAGAAGAGTGGGGCACCAAGTCTGGCAAACCTAGCACTCAGGGCAAGAAGGCTACTGGCGAAAGATATTTACCTAAGAAAGCAAGACAAGCATTGTCTTCATCTGAGTACGCAGCAACTAGTAAGGCTAAGCGTGAGGGTATGAAAAAAGGTAAGCAGTTTGTAAAGCAACCTAAATCAATAGCAAAGAAGACAGCAAAGTACAGATAGGGACACTGGGGACTATGAGCAAAAAAGATTCTGTGGCACTAGTATGGTGTGATAACGGAATGGTAGATGGCAAGTTTATGCAAGGCGTAGCAGATGTAATGTTAAAGTCTGGCGTAGAATTTGCTACAACATTACGCAGCCAAGGCAACCAAATTGCTAGACAAAGACAGACAGTAATTGATTACTGGTATGATAAGACTGATTACGAATGGCTACTATGGGTAGACTCAGATGTAGTAATTAGTCCAGAGAAGTTTAGATTATTGTGGGATAATAAGGATGCTAAAGAACGTCCTTTAGTTACTGGAGTATATTTTACTACAGATAATCCTGAGGAACCTTTAATGATTCCAATGCCTACAGTATTTAGTTTTGTTAACGATGGAGATGGTGGCTTTGGATTATCCAGAG